TAATACTTCCCCAAGATGTTGGTAATGTAATGCTTGATAAGGCATAGCAACCACTGAATAAAGAATTAACCGTAGTAATACTTCCCCAGGATGTCGGTAATGTAATGTTCGCTAAGGCATAGCAATTACCAAACATTGCAAAAGCATTTGTAATACTTCCCCAAGATGTTGGTAATGTAATGCTTGATAAGGCATAGCAATTATAAAACATATTAATTACAGCGCTTACACTTCCCCATGAATTTGGCAATACAATTGAAGTTAGCGCAGTACATTGATAAAACATTTGTTGTGTACTACCTACACTTCCAAACGAATCAGGAAATTCAATATTAACAAGAGCGTTACAATATTGAAACATATAAGCAGTAGTTGAGCAAGCTGCAAAACTTTTTATTGTTACCGACTGCAATATAGTGCATTTTGCTGATATAGTATTTACACGATAAAAAGCATAAGAATAATCGGTTATTCCTGATGTTCCAAAAACAGCCCACAAAATAGGAACAAATTGATTTCCGGTAGAGAATGAATGAAATTCAACTTTCCAACGTGTTATATTACTACTTGCACCATAAATACGTACTTTAAATGTAGTATAGCCCAATGCACATTCAGTTCCAGAACCGTCGGTGTATTGATGTTCGTAAATTGTACCGGATACTCTATCGGTTTCAATTGTTCCATCACCCCAATTTATCGAATATGTTCCCGATTCCGTAGTAACGCTAAAAGCAATTCCTATACCCTTATCGGAAACGAGTAAATTAATTTCATTATCTTCAACTTCTGAAATATCAATCCAATCTGGGTGATGTGTCCACACAGGTGAAGCCTTTTTAATTGGTAATTTGAATGAGCCTATTGCCATAATCAATAAATATTAATAGTTACAACAATATCTCCGGTAGGTGCATTTTTAGCGTATAGTTTCACGCTACCTATGCTACTAACAGTTTTCGGTAAAATTTCCGAAGCAATAATTAAATCAATAGAAGCATTATCGGGTATTACATCTATTATACTTGTAGCAAGAATATTTTCGTTCGATAAATCATATTCATATAAACCAGAAACAAGTGACCAATTTGCTGTTACAAGCGTTTGCGATACTACTTGATTTAGTTTTACATTGAATATGTTATCGAAATAACTTTTCAAAATTGCTTTAATGTTTGCCCACGATAGTTTTTTTAAAATATTACTATCGGCACTATCCATTAAGCCAATCATATCTGCATCAATCGGAGTAGTTTTTGCCGTTGCACTGTTGATTCTTGCACCTTCGGTAGCCAAAGTTTCTAATGATGCTGAAATGTTAATATACGTGCTACCACTCCAGCGATACGTATAATTATTATCAAGTGTGATATAAATCTTGCTTGTTTCACCTTCAGCCGGTAAACTTGTTAAATTGGCAACTTCAATTACATCGTCAACATAACTTGGTAATTGGCTTGCCGGAACTTTGCCGTCAACCAAATCAGCTTTTGTGCTTAAATCAATTGCCGAAATGAGCGTTTCAATTTCAGTTTGGGTTAAAACAGATAGGAAAGCACGTATTTCTTCAGCAGTAAAAGCAACTGGAATATCATTTGCTCCACCAACAAACATATAGTTTTCGGGCAAATAATAATCCATTTTGTTGTCAATAACATTCTGAATTTCTACTAAATCGGAAAACAATCCACTCCAAAAGAATGATTGCATATAACCGGAATTCAAAGGTATAATGTCGGTACCATTGTAATACTTCAAAAGTCGCGATGTGGTATTGAACCACGCACGCCCTTGATAAAGCTCTCCACCCTCGGGGTCAACGCTGAGCTTTTCAAATGCAAACCTTTTTAATTGGTTGCCTTCCAACGACAAATCTACCTTTAATTCTTTCATTATTGTTGGTCTCCGGCTAAATTTATTCCGTGTATAATCCAATACCCGTCAAACGTTTCGAGCGATGTTAATGTAACATCGCCGGTATCTGAAACTGTAATGTCAATTGCATCAGTTACTCTTATATTTGGTGTTCCTATTTCGTAAACATCTACAATTATTCTATTCCCTGTGGTACATTCGTGGGTTGCTTGCAAAATTTCAAGCGTAAAAATTGAAGCATCTTCAACCCAGTCAGCAATTAAAAAATCGCCAGTATTCATTACTGGAAATTTTACTAAACTGGCTGGAGTAACCGCAACATCTTCAACGGTGCGTGCCATAGCTTCGGCAACTGTGGCAAGTTCAACTTTTCCTTTTAAATCGGTTGTAGCATCGGGAATTGATGATGTTCCGTTGGTTTGTACCCAAGCACCTTGCCCATTGAATGTATATAAACTATCTTTATAAGTAGTTCCGTTTTTAATCCAAACTGTATCACCATCGGTTGGTAAATCGCTTCCGGTACCATCTTGCTGAACGGTATATGTAATTGTTGTATCGGCTACGGTTGCTTTTACAATTTTAGTATCGTAAGAACCTGATGAAGCACCTACACAAATACGCATATTATTTAATACCGTAATTCCATCAATTTGTACGGTTGTAGAAGTTGGAAGCACACTACCAGCATCGTTAAAAAACAAATCACAAGGTGAGCGATAACTTATACTACGGGTAGCCCAAGCAAGTATTGCATCAACCACCGCCTTTGACGATGGAATGGTTAAATTTGTTTCACCGGTAGTTGACAGTGCAATTTTGATTATTCCACTTTTAAAATTGTCGGTTTCTAAATTACTGATAGTATTATTATCAGCATTTATAGTTTTGTTTGTTACAGTTGCAGCTCCTGCCGGACTTAAATAATCAGTTCCGGGAGTAGCTGCTGATGCCACACCACTGGCATTAACTTTCACAATACCGGCTCCGCGGTCGTAATCTTTAAGAACTCTATCAGCGCCAGACGATAATTTTATTTTATTTGCTGCTGCTGAAGCGTTTGTTTGAGTTACAATAGTGGTAGCAATTTGAGAACTCTCCGCTAATATCTTTATTGATGTGCCGTCATAATACTTCAACTGTTTTGAAGTTGTATTATACCACATTCGCGCTTCAACCAACCCACTTGGGTCGGTAGAAAGTTTTTCGACCACAAATGATTGTAATTCGTGGTTGTTTAGCGATAAGTTAACTTTGATTGTTTTTGCCATATTAATATTTACTACGATAATTAATAGCGCTTATATTGTTTGCCCACCCTGAATTTGGGACTACGTTTAATTTTTTGTCAATTGCCAATTTTTGAACCGGTGAAACTTCATCATTTGAAATTTCGGCAATTCCTTTTTTAATAAATTGTACGGCTTGCATATAATCAACTTCAATTATTTGATATAATTGATAATCTAATACATGCCCATTGAATTTATTGTTAATTATTTTTATTTTAACAAAATCTGTTTTTGGGATTTCAGTCATTGGTTGTGTTTCTTTTGCTCTATTTATGCGGTCTATATTGTTAGCATAAATAGTTTTATATATTGAAGTCCATTTATTTGCAATTTCTTTTTCACCGTGAATTACATCACAGTATTTCTTAGTCTTTTCACTAAGTTTAATTTGTTGTTTTTCCGATAAATTGAGAATATTTTCAAGAGATTTAACTAAACTATCAATAGAATTTCCGGTATTAACTACAGTTAAATTACTCGAATTTAAAATTTCATTCGATTGATTAATGGCTAATTCGCTGACATAAGCCATTGTAATAATACCAAATTGCATGGCTTCAAGCGCCGAAATACCGTAAAAACCTGTATCGCTAATTTGGTCAATAAATATATTGGCGTTTCTTTTACGTTCAATACATTCCTTATTACTTACATTTTCAATCAAGTCAAGTTCAAACTTATAGCCTTTATTTTTTAATATTTCTAATGCAGGTAAAATGATGTTACCAGTCCCTTTTTTTGTTCGATTACTTGGTGAATGAGCAATAACAGGAATAGCTCTATATTGAAAACTATTTTCTTTTTCCTCGCATTCAATTGTTTGTGGTATATATTGTCCATTATAGTCGGGATAATTTAGATCTGGTGTTAATGTAGTTCTTAAATCGGAACGTTCAATATATTTATTAAAACCAAACCACGAATAACCAACGCTTTTGTCAACATTGCGTCTGAATCCGCTACCACCTACGGTAACAACTACAGGTACATTTGTTAATTTCAAACCAAACCAATTTATTTCAGGCAAATCATCGCCTTTGAAATGAATTATATCGGCATTGTTTATTAATCGTTGCAAGAAGCTACGGTTGGTTTTATTCAACAAATAATCAGTATCATAGTTATATTTTGACAGCTCAGTAGTTATCAATCGAATATATATGTCGGAATACTTGGAAACAGCTTGACAAAGTTTATTTCCACTTCCGGCAAAATCCTTTTTCGATAACATAATAACTTTTAGCATACTTTCAAAAATGATTTTCGGTTAAAATCATGCTTTTTTATTTCTGTAAAAACTTCAAAATCAGTATAATTGTGATTAAAATTAAATGGTGCCAACGCTTTATGAAATTGTTCATCAAGTGTTGAAAATTCATTTAACAAAATCACTTTTTTTGCAATTCTTTGCATTTTTGCAAATAATTCTTTGGCATGTTTTAATTCGATGTGCATTAAAACAGAATGAGAAAAAACCAAATCGTAACTTTTCGATTTTATTTTAGTCAAATCGGTTTTCACTTTTTTCGAATGGAAAATTTCAAATAATTCAATTTGCTTTTCTGCAATATCGTATCCATCGTATTTCAAACCTTTACAATTTTGTTTTAGAACTTCATATATTATTCCGGCACCACAGCCAATTTCCAAAACTGTTTTGATATTATATTGCTTAATCGTTTCCACAATAAAATCAAATTCCGGTTTATCTCTACGGCTTTTAATAAGGTCAATCATTTTTAATTGACCATACATTATATTTGTTTTATCGTTCCAAAACGCTTTATAATCTGAAATTTCCATAAAATTAGTTTTTAAAATCAGCGAGGTTGGAAAACCTCGCTGATTGTTATTAAAATTACGAACCGGAATCCATTGTGGTTATTGCAGCAGCAATGTCGCTTACAAAGCAAAAGGCGTTTTTTGCACGATTAGCCGCAGCCAAACGAATATCAAACATTACTTTTACCATGCCTTCAACAAAATCAGTGCTATCGCTGTCTGAAATCGTCATAGTCATATCTCGACGTAATCCAATGCGAGCTGCGCGAACATCGCCCATATAAGCCTGATTTGCAGTTACCGAATCGTTATTCACAATTGTCATACCTGCAATCATTGTTGGCACGCCGTTAACAAAATTAACACGGCGGTCCATAATGGAATTGTCGTTTTTGTCTTTTATCTGACCAATTTCCCAAATCGCGTCTTTATTCAAAACTACAAAATTAGGAATGTAATCGCTCTTGGTTGCTTGTGTTTTTGCGGCAACAATAACATCAATAATATTACAATCGGTTACTTTGCCCGAATAAGTAGAAGGAACAAATACTGCTTGATGGTCAGCATGGAAAAAACCTTTTATATCGGCTGAATTGTCGCCGGTTGCAACAAATATTTTAGAATCAATTTTCGACAAAATTTTGTCGGGCATCAAAATGTTAAGTTCGTCAACGAAATTTGGCAAATCTTCAATATTTTCTTTCGAAATATGAGCATAAGTTGAAATAGTAAATACTTTGAATTCTACTGTTTTCAAAAGTACACTTGATTTGCCCGATGCGCTACCTTCGGCTTTAGTTGCCGAACCATCCCAATAAGTATATTCTACAATAACACCGTAGTATTTGGAATTAATCGGTACAACTGGGAAAATATTCAAAGCATGAATATTTGTAGTTAATGGAATAGAGCTTATTTCACTATCGTATTGAGTTAAATAACCTGTGTTAACTCCACTAAGCGCTAATGCGGCGGTCATGTCAACTGCTGCTTTTTTACGCGCTATCAAATCAGCGCCATTTGGTATTTGAACTTGTAATTTCATGCCTATCCCGGGCGTGAATTTTAACGTTTCGATATCATCGTTTCCAAAATCAGATTTTCGTACTCCGGTAACTTTTTCGCTTTTTATTGCGCTGTAAAGTGCATCTTTAAAAGTAGTACGTTCTTTTTTAGGAGAATTCTCGCCACGTTGTTTAAACGATTCAATAACTAAACCTTGAGCTTTCAAGGCATCTTCGGTTTTGTTTAATTTCTCGTTTATTTCATTGAGCGATTTTACAACGGATTGTTTTCCAATTTCCGACAATTCATTTATCTCTTTCGTCAAAGAAGCAAGTTTATTATCAAGATCTAATTTGGTTACACTTGATTTAATGGCTTCCTCATACTTATTCGAGAGGTCTTTTACAGTGCCGGATATTTTTTCGTTAACGGCTTTTAAAACATCGTCGAAACCTTCACTTCCTGCTACTGGCGCAATAGCAATTCCGGTCATAAAAATACCTATTCCACCAACCGCAGGTAATACGGCATAAAGAACAGCTCCTAAAATTACAAACATTATCAGCAATATAGCTGGCAAATACTTAGTTAATTTCATTTTTTTGAAAAGTTTTAATTAATAATTGAGAATATTTAATTTGCGGATTTCATCAGCCAATTTTTTAGCAATGTCAGTATTTCCAGCGTGAACAATCGGCGCTGCTTTACTTACGGTTGTTAATGTACGGTTAATTGAAATTCCACAGTTTTTACAAATTATCTTTGATTTCATAATGCTCTCATCGGCTTTAATTACATTGTTGCGTACTAATATCGCTCGCACATCATCTTCTATTTGTCTTTCCTGTCCTTCCACTTCATTACGTACAGCTTCATATTGTATTTCACGAATCAACATTTCAGCATACCAAATTATTCTATCTTCGTTTTCTGGTGTAAGAGTATCGGGATTGAATTGAAACCCACAATTTGGGCAGGAAATCATATTTTCGTCCATGTCTTTACGTTTTTTGTAATTATGCAAAATTCTATTTTCCATTTGTTTAAAATTCATTTGCTTTACACTTCCGGTAACAGCTTGTGGGTTGGCTGCCCAATTGTAAAGGCTTGAAATTTCTTTTAACCGCATTTCCGAAAGTTCGGTTCTACCATCATTCATTCTTCGTGAATTGATTACATCAGCCCAATACGAATGTTCCAAAGGTTGATTTTCATTTAAGAAGAACTTTTCGTTTTCAAAAACTTCCAATCCAAGTGGAGTATTTATATTTAGTTTAATTCGGGCATAGGCGCTTTTAGCGTCCTGCCAAAAATCCTTAATCACGCCCGGGCGCAAATAAATATCATGATTTAACAAATAATGTTTCCGTTTAATTCCTTCACTGGTAGTCTTTTTAAAAGTTGGTTCAATAGTGAATTCATTATCACTATCGGTTACTCCAAATACGGAATAAGCAAACTCAATAATACCTTCCGACGAAACTTTTAAAATTTCACGTTCTAATGATTTATGAACTTCACGATATGTTTTAGTTGGTTGTGACATTGCTTAACGTATTATCAATTTGTACATTTGTATTTGCAGTATAATAAACTTTGTAGTCGCTTTGCTCTACTTCTTTTCCCATAGCCTCGCGATATTCTCCTTTTGATATTAAGCCGAGCTTATACTCATCTAATAATCTGGCGCTCTTTTCATTTAACGAATCTTGTAATTCTCTGATATTTGAATAATCGGCTTTTATAATGGTTTGTCTGGTTTCTCCAAACTTCGTCATTAAAAAGTTTGTTATATCGTTAAAAAAATCATTTATTTCTGGAATGGCGTTAGTGTATGATTCTTTATTTGCTTCAATTTTATTAGTGAAAGTAGCGCTGGAATTGTCGAATATTACTGATGGTACACCAAAAGAATTACATAATGTAATTCTATCTTCGCGTAAGTTTTCGATTAAATTCAAATCTTGCAAAGGGCTGCGAACCGATTGATATTTCAATTGTTGGTCGGTTGCCATTATTTTGTATTGGTTCGATTTCAAACCGTACTTTTTTAATTGTTCCTGAAAAAGTGAAACGTTTTTTGGATTTGGCTGCGAAAATTCGTTACCCGAACCGGTAAGCAAACCAATCATAGTTCCTTCGGTTAGCAAATATACTTTTGTACTATAATTAGCTAAAATTGAATTTATTGCTTTTTCATTGGTTGCTGCAATGGAATACGCAAACGGTTGACCATTTTTATCAAAATCCAAAACAACTTCCTTTGAGTGCATCACCGATTCTGGCGATGGTTCTAAATTTTGACCACCAAAATAAACCTGATAACCATTTACTTTTGAAAGTCTGAAGTCTTTTAAACTACTATCTATCTTTAATTTGGTATATTGGCTGGGTAAGTTGAATAAATTGGAAGGTTCTTTAAAACCTGTCGGAGTCATTGCATTTATATAAGCATTTCCAAATAAATCTTTGTAACTCCAAAACTGCCTGAACCATTCATTAAACGATTGAAATTGATTTGGTTTATCAAGCAAATTAATAATTGGATGTTTGATAACTTCTACTTCATTCCCTTTGGAATCTTTTTGGTATAATTTAAAACCTACTCGGCTAATGAGTTTACCACGGTATCTAATTATATAATTAAGCTCCGGACAATCTTTGAATGCTTTTAAAAGCTCTAAGTCGTTTTGTAAATAATTGTAAATATAAATATTGCTACCACCAATTATAGTGCTCATTGTAGAAGTAGCAGCTTTTAAGTTTATTTCCTTTTTTCTAAAAAAATCAAACATACACAAGTATTTACATACATTGCAAAATTAAATATAACCAACCAATTAAAATTCAAATTAATGTACCAAAGATTTTATACTTTTGTACCAAATTTTGTAACTATAAAAATTAATTTAATCATGGCGACTACATTAATTTCACAAATTCCGGTCGAATTTATTTATAATTCATTGACCGACTTTCAAAAAGAAAATATTATTATTCGCTACGAAATTAAAGAGCGGATAAAAAATATTGAGCTAAAAAAAGGGAACAAACGAGACAAGGAGAATACCATTGCTCATTTTATTGCTAAATTGTCGGTTGAATTCAACCTAAGTATGACAACAATAAAAAAGATAATTTACGATGGTAAAAATTGACGAGTTTGTAAACATCGAATTAGCACGTATTAATTTTTATGAGTTTTGCCTTTTTATGGATGAGAAATTCTTTACCAAAAAGAAGAAACATCTTAAAAAAATAGCAGAATTATTTCAACGTGCTTATATGAAATATGCCAATGGTGAAAAATACACTATTGGAATTTCGACACCGCCAAGGGCTGGAAAATCTTACATTACATCGCTGTTTTGCGCGTGGATGCTTGGGAAGTTTCCGGAAGAATCAATAATGCGAAATTCGTACTCAGCAACTTTAGCTGAAAAACTAAGCTACGATACAAGGGATTTAATAAAAACGGAAAAATTCATTAAAGTTTTTCCAACTGTAGCATTAAGCATAGACAAACACGCCGTTTCGGGTTGGAATTTAACCACTGCAAAACAGGTAAGTTACTTTTGCGCCGGTGTTGGAGGCTCAATCACCGGATTTGGAGCTTCACTTATGGCAATATTAGACGACCCCATTAAGAACTTTGAAGATTCACAATCGGAAACCATTATTGATAAACTTGGTAGTTGGTTCGAATCGGCTCATAAAAGCAGGTTGGAAGGTAATTGCATCGAAATTCATATTTCCACTCGTTGGTCGAAAAAAGATCCCATTGGAATTATTTCAAAACGAAATGGTTTCGATGAGCAAATTATAATTTCGGCATTGGACGAAAACGATGAGAGTTTTTGTGAAGAAGTTCACACCACAGAATATTATCTTGATTTACGGAAAATAACATCAAAAGCTATTTTTCTTTCGATATACCAACAGCAACCAACCGAAATATCGGGTATGGCTTTTTATCCGAAAGATTTTAAGTTTTTCAAGTTTGACGATACATTTAAACTGGACTTGGAGAATTATTATCTCGCAAAAACAGACGATAAAATATTTTCTACCATTGAAGGAACATTTGGTTATATTGATACCAAATTGCTTGGTACCGATTATTTCGCGAAAGTTTTTATTGCAAAATCGGGAGCAAAATTTTATGTGATTGATGCAATTTTTACTGATGAAAGTTATGAGTATGCAATGCCAGCGTGTATTGAAATGATAAAAAAATACAGGATTGAAAACGAACGCATTGAAACAAACAGTTCCGGAATAGTTTTTAAAAATGACATTCAAAAAGAATGTACATTTTCATCTGTTAGTTCAGTGAAGAATACAGCGAACAAACGTAGCCGTATTTTATTTCAAACTCAATTTATTAAGGAGTATTTTGTTTTCAGAGACGATGTATCAGAAGGGAGCGATTATGCTAAGTTTATGCAAAATGTGTATAGTTATCCGATTAATGGCGATGTTACACACGATGATGCGCCAGATGTTTTGGCTGGCTCGGCTCAATGGTTACGTAACCTTGTCTAATTCTTGCCATTTTCCTTTGCCATATTTCAAATCCATAAGCTGCTCATACGTGAAATTCAAACTTTGTTCTTTTATTACATGCGTGTTATCAATTTTTTCGACATACAAGCCTTCTATTTTAGCTAAGTCAATTAAAATTTCAAGAGCAAATTTTGGATTGGGTTTATTTATTTCCATAGCTTTTTCGAATAATTTCATTCTTGCTTGAACATGATAGGCTTTTTTATGTTCAATTTTTGCAATGCTTTGCTCTTTAAATAATTCGAGAGCTTTTATAATATATCTATATGCAGTTGCTTTGGAAACTTTCCATTGATTGCATAATTGATATACTATGTCGGTTTGATTTTTACCTTTAAGAAATTCTTCTTGAATTTGTCGAACTTTAAGATAATCATCAGCTTTTTTGCTCCTACCCATTTTATAATAATTTTATTACTTGGCTAATTTCCTGTATTTGCCAGATTTTGTTTTTTAAAATCATTTCTTCAGCTTGGACTACCGGATTCGATTTGTCTAAATTCAACTCGAATACCTTCATTGCTTCAACCTTTTGCGATTTTAAATCTTCTAAATAATTTAAAATCTTTTGTTTAATGTTATCGTCATTTTCTTTTTTAGGTTTGTTATTTATTATTTGCGTTCCCATAAAAATTAAAATTTCTCAATAGTTAACAATATATTTTATATATAATGCACAAAATTAATAATTTATTTCTATTTCAACAATCTGGCTAAATTTGTTTTTCTGTGGATAGTTGTAAACTTCTTTAATTCTTCTATTAAAGACAATAATTTTATTTTGGAAGGTTCGGGCAAATTATACCCGCAACTATCAGCGCCGATGTTAACTTGAGTTGGTCGGCAACGATAAATTAAATCAAGCATTTCAGCAATATCAAAATCCATAATTGGTTCAATAGTAACGAATGTTTTCATAACCGTGGACAAATCGTTCATTGCCATTGCGCGTTCTAACGGTTTTGGCGAATTATTCATTATCTCCGGATAGAACCTATTCGTTTCAATAGTTGTACAAATAACCGATTTTGAAGGCAAATAGTTTGTCATTTCTTGTATCCTTGCCGGGTTTTTCGATTGAAATAAATAATCGTTATCGAATTGCGCACAATGAAGTAAAGTTTCATCTATCCAATTGACTGGATTACTATTTGCAAACAAATCATTTGAACTGCCAACAAAAATAAAGTTGCCAGAACCCAAATCGGTTTTCAGTTCTTTTTCGTCAAACCTACATGCCCGTTGATTTTTGAATTTTTTCATGTAGCAATAAAAACAATCATGTTCACATTTCCCTTTTACCGTATTCCATGTATGAGTTATAAAATCATACATGTTTCCTTTTGATGTATTTAATGGCATATTTATTAATTATTTATCGTTAATAATCGGAAATTTATGTTCTGAAATAGTAATATATTGAATTTTACCACGCTCCATAAAATCATATACTGTGCGGCGTGGCATATTCAAAATTTTGCAAAATTCTTTTACAGAAACAACGCCTAAACGCTCTGCACATTCGTGCATAATCGCTTTGCACGTTTGTGCATCGAGTTTATGAATGTTTTGTATTTGTTTCTCTGTTAACATACTGCACATTTGTACGTGTGTAAATTAAAATGTTATACGCTATGAAAAACCAACAATTGTGCAACTATGAAAATGAATAAAAATTATTAACTTTGCTGCAAATAAAACAACGATAAATGGAATTAGAAATTATAAATATAAATAATTCAGTAAATAAAGTTTATTTAGCTCAAAGCACATTCATTGATGAAATATCTTCGTTTAAAGAAAACTATGCAAATTTATTAAAATCAATTAAACAGAATGATAATGAAGAAACATTAAAAGATTATATTAATATTTTTTTTCGTGACACATACTATAAAAACAAATTTACAATAAAAGAAAATATAAATAACATTGACCTTGTAATTTACAACGGAAAAGAAGAAAACGATAACATTGGTGTAATCGTTGAAACAAAAGCAATTAAATCAACAGAGATGATTACCACCAAAGAATTAAATAAAAAAGCATTTCAGGAACTTATACAATATTACTTAGAAGAACGAGTAACTAATGATAATTTAGAGATTAAACATTTAATTATTACAAATTCAATTGATTGGTTTATTTTTAATGCTTCCGAGTTTGAACGACTTTTTTATCAAAACAAATCATTCCTAAAAAAATATAATGATTGGACAAATCAACAATTAGTAAGTAAAAACAAAGATTGGTTTTATTCTGTAATTGCAAAACCATTTATACAAGAAAGTCAAGAAAAAATTAGTTGTACACATTTTCAATTATCTAAAAACATAATCGAAAATGAAAACACAATAATTGAATTATACAAAATATTTTCACCTGAACACCTTTTAAAACTTCCATTTCAAAATGATAGCAATACTTTAAATCGTGAATTTTATAATGAACTACTTCATATTATCGGTTTGTACGAAACCAAAGATAATACTCGAAAAATTGAACGACTTAAAATACAAGACCGAAACGAAGGAAGTTTGCTTGAAAATGTTATTTCAATTATCGAAACAGACGATATATTTCAAAATTTGGAACAACCGGAACGTTTTGGTGAAACGCAAGAAGAACAAATATTTAGTATTGGTTTAGAATTGTGTATTACTTGGTTGAATAGAATTTTATTTTTAAAACTTCTCGAAAGTCAATTAATAAAATATAATAGTAAAAATTTCGATTTTGCATTTCTTAACAATCAGAAAATTAAAGATTTTGAAGAATTAAAAATTATATTCTTTGAAATTCTTGCCGTTACACCCGAAGACAGAAAAAAAACTTTACAATCAAAATATGAAAAAGTTCCGTATCTAAATAGTTCTCTTTTTGAACTTACAGCACTTGAAAAAGAAACAGTAAAAGTCAATCATTTAAAGCATAATACTACATTACCAATTTATAACTTAACCGTACTCAAAGACAATTTAGGTAAAAGAAAAAACGGTGATTTACCTGTATTACAATATATCTTTGAATTTTTAGATAGCTATAACTTTGCAAGCGATAATAAATTAGAAATTCAAGAACATTACAAAACTGTAATAAATTCTTCTGTTTTAGGTCTGTTTTTTGAAAAAATTAATGGTTATAAAGAAGGTAGTTTTTTTACACCCGGTTTTATTACTATGTATATTTGCCGTGATACAATACGTAAAACTGTAATTCAAAAATTCAACACTGTTTATAATTGGAATTGTACCAACTTAAAACCACAGCTTTATAATAAAATTTCTGAAATTGATATAGAAAAGGCAAACGAAATATTTAACTCTATTCGCATTTGTGACCCTGCGGTTGGCAGTGGACATTTTTTAGTTTCAGCTTTAAATGAACTAATTGCAATAAAATCTGAACTTGGAATTTTAATAGATAGCGAAGGACAAATATTGCGAAATACATATTGTGAAGTTCAAAACGATGAATTATTTATAAATCATTTTGGTCAATTTTTTAACTATAATTTTAAGGACAAAGAAAGTCAACGCATACAAGAAACAATTTTTAAAGAAAAACGAATTTTAATAGAAAACTGTTTATTTGGAGTGGACATAAACCCAAAATCTGTTCAAATTTGTCGTTTACGATTATGGATTGAGCTACTTAAAAATTCTTTCTATACAAAAGAAAGTAATTTTACAAATCTTGAAACTTTACCAAATATTGATATAAATATTAAAACAGGAAACTCATTAGTAAGCCATTTTACGCTTAATGGTAATGGATTAACAAATGGTCAATCACAAAAATTAAAACAATTCACACAAAAATATAAAGAAAAAGTTGAACAGTATAAAAACTCGCAAACAAAACAAGAAAAACAAGTTGTTGAAAAATTTATTGTAGAATGTAAAGAATATTTTAGTAGAGTAGTTAAACCCAATGATGATGATTTTAAAAAAATAAAAGAACTTGAAGCGGAAATTGGAAGTACACCATTGTTTTTCAATAAAGATGAACAAACTCAATGGAGTATGAAGTTGACGCGATTAAATAAAGAAAGAGTTGAGTTAGAAAAAAGATATGAAGAAAAAAGGAAAGAAATTTATTTCAATTCATTTGAGTGGCGTTTTGAGTTTCCAGAAGTTTTAGATGATAATGGTTATTTCATTGGTTTTGACGCTATAATTGGAAATCCGCCATATATTCAATTATCTAAAACTGAAAACTTATCAGATATTTATAAAAAATACTTATTAGAAAAGTTTAAAACATCAGCAGGCAGATTAAATACCTTTATCTTTTTTATTCACAATAGTTTTAATCTTCTTAAAAAAGACGGAATGTTAGGTTTTATCATTCCAAATACTTTATTATCACAAGAGTATTATCAATTTACAAGACAATTTATACTTGAAAAATCTGAAATTCAACAAATTATTACATATCCATTTTTACCATTTGAAACAGCAGTTGTTGAAAATATTTCAATAATTATCAAAAATAGAATTTTAGAGAATTATAATATTCAAATATTTGAACAGACAGAAATTAACACATTGCCGATTTCTGAAAAATCAAAACAAAATTTCATTTTGCAACCAAATTTCAATTTCGCATTAAATGATAATCTTTTAATAGATAAGATTTTTACAAATGAATTTCAAAAACTTTCTGAATTATGCAATATAAATCAGGCTATTGCATTAAAAGGCGATAAATCGTTATCGTTAAAAGACAATAATCCGGAAGGAAAATATTATAAATTATTAGACGGTAGAAATATACAAAAATATTCAATAAATTGGGATAATGTATTCTTAGACTACGATGTTAATAAAATCCATTCTTGTAAAACCAAAGACATATTCTTAGCAAAAGAAAAATTATTTTTCAGACGAGTTTCAGCAAACCTTATTTTTACATATGACAGCGAACAGTATTTTGCTCTAAATACATTAGTTGTTGTAACTTCAAAGAATAATGTTACTCTAAACATTAAATATTTATTGGCAATTATGAACTCAAAATTAATGAATTATATTTATGTAAATAAGTTCAAATCTACAAAGACTGTGTTTTCTGAAATTCAGGCACGAAGTGTTGGAGAATTACCAATTTGCATTCCAAAAGAAAAGAATTCAATAAAAAAAATAGAAAAATTGGTAAATGAAATATTAGACAAAAAATTAAATAAAACAGAAACAATAAATTTAGAAAACGAAATTGATAAAATAGTTTATAAAATTTATGGAATAGTTGATAGTGAGATTGAAGTAATTGAAAAACAAAATAAATAAAAGTGTGGTCGGCTTCGCCGACCCACTATTATTTATTAGTTGAATAATAATATAGTTAATCAAAATAATGTGATAAATGATTAATTTGTTAATGATATAATAACTTGATAAACAGATGATAAAAAAGCGTATAACATATAACACAACGACCATTGCTTTTTTTGTGGGCAGAAGTGCAAATTTGATACTTTTGTGCAAGAAAGAAACATTTGTAAGTAATTGAAACATTTGTGCTAACACGCCCACAAAAAAAGCAACGGCGTGTGTTATTTTTCGTTAGCAACTATTTTTTGAACGCTTCGATTTGATTAATTCACGTTTTAAAATCCGATACCCTTTATATTCAACTTCGGATAATTTTTGACGTGTAAAATAATCATAAAGCGTATCAGCATTAAAGTTGTTATAATGCCTAAGAATTTCGGCAATACTGCCGAAATTCTTTAAGTCTGTCCAATCTTCTATTTTTTGAACTGTAAACATAATTATTCGTATAAAAAATCAATAATATGTTTACTTCCAATTACTATAAGAAAATTGATTTTTGATATAACAAAAATTGATTTATCTAAAAATAAATTTTCAAGTTTTGTTTGTAAATTAGGAAAATCATTAAAATCTGATTTCCAAATAATTTCAGATACAAATAATTTTTGTTCTGATGAAGACCATCTATTTAAGAAGTCTTGTTCTGTGATTGCTAAGTAATTCATTTTTTTTAGTATTAAATTAAACATTTATTAATTTGATACAAATATAAACATTTAATTTTGTATTTGCAAGTGTTTTCGTCAAAAAATACAAAAATAATTAACTAATTTTGTATTGAAATTATAAACAAATGATAAATAAAATGTTGCTAACATTAAATTGCTGGTCATTGCTTATTTTTCCCGACCCGCAAAATTGCCAACGCGCTAAAAATAAGCAACGCCAGCAATTTTTTTTCGTTATAGCCAATGAAAACAAACAGAATTGAATAGAACATAAATTTACTATATTTGCAGAAAAATAAATTTTTAACAAGATTATGACATTAGAAGAATTTAAAACAAAATTCAAATCATTGAAAGAACGTGGATTTATTCCGACTACAAGGAAAGGTCCAACAGGAATAGGACATACTTTTGAAACAGCATTAGAACTTGACGAAAATAATTTTGCACTTCCTGATATTGATAATATTGAAATAAAAGCACATAGAGACGGTGTGAATAGTATGATTACATTATTTACCTTTAACAATAAAGCATGGATAATGCCGCCACTTGACGCAATAAAAAAATACGGAAGTTACGACCAAAATGGCAGATTAGGAATGTATTACACAATGTCATTAACACCCAATAGTGCAGGTTTATTTTTAACAGTTGATAAAGAAAAAATTACAGTTCAACATACTTCCGGAGAAATAATTGCAACGTGGAGATTAGATAATCTTGCAGAAAGATTTTTACAAAAAATTCCTGCATTACTTTTTGTTTCTGCTTTGACAGAAGAAAGAGACGGGAAAGAGTATTTTCATTTTTATAGAGCGCAATTAATGAAAGGAACAACACCTGAATTACTTTCTGATTTATTTAAAACAGGCGATATATTAGTTGATTTACGGTTACATGATAAAGGAACTTCTGCACGAAATCATGGAACAGGATTTAGAACTTTTGAAAACAAACTACCAAGATTGTTTAATGAAATTATTGATATATAATGATATACAAAGTTGAAAGAAACACTAAATATGATTTTACCGGTCAATCCTATTCAACAAAATATCCAAATTTGCATAGGTATCCGGCAACAATGATACCACAAATCGGTATTGAAATTTTAAAAGAATTTGATATAAAAAGTGGAAGTATGCTTGACCCATATTGTGGCTCAGGTTCTTCATTTGCATCTGGTTTGGAAGTTGGCATAAATGAAATGGTCGGTTTTGACATCAACCCTTTTGCTGTTCTAATTTCAAAGGCAAAATTTACAAAGATTGATTTGGAAGCGGTTAATAAAGAAAATCAAAACATAAGAAACAATTTATACGAGTTTTTGAAAATAGAAGATAACTTAAATAATCTAAAACCCCCAAAGATTAAAAATATTGAATTTTGGTATTCAACAGAAATCATAAAAAATCTTACAGCATTAAAACATATTTTATATCAAATAAAAGACGAAAACATAAGACGTTTATTTTTAATTCCTTTTGCCGAAACAGTTAGAGAATGTTCTTATACACGAAATAGTGAATTTAAACTTTTCCGAATGAAACCGGAAGAAATGTTAAAATTCAATCCCGATATTTTTGGCGTATATTTTTCAAAACTTAAAAAAGTCATTGAAACATACCAATATATTTATTATCCGAAATTAAAAGAAAACGTAAATATTTCAATAGAATATAAAAAATTTGAACCCAAAACAGAATATTTTGATGTAGTTTTAACAAGTCCGCCTTATGGAGATAGCAAAACAACAGTTGCTTACGGACAATTTTCAAATTTTGCAAACGAGTGGCTTGATATTGATAATGCAAGACAAATTGATAATTTGCTAATGGGTGGTAAAGTTGAGAAAAAAGTTTATAAAGATGGTGTGATTTCGGACTATATAAACGAAATTTACAAAGATAACGAAAAACGAAGTTATGAAGTATCAGCATTTTATCGTGATTTGGATGCTTCAATTAACAAAGTATCAAAAAGTATAAAAAAGAAAGGTTTATCAATTTACGTAGTTGGTAATCGAACTGTAAAAAACGTATTATTACCAACCGACCAATTTATTGCAGAAAAATTTGAAAATAATGGATTTAAACATATTACAACTTATGAAAGATTACTTAGTAATAAAACAATGCCGTCAAAAAATTCACCAACAAATAAAGCAGGTGCAACAGTTAATACTATGTTAATGGAATATATTGTGATATGTCAAAAAAAATAAAAAAAATGGCTATAACATTGTATATGCGATAATTGCGGGCATTCGTGGTAACTTGAAACATTGTGCAAGTAAATTACATTTTACTTAATTGAAACGTAAGTGCCTTGAAATCCCGCAACTACGCATATACATTTCCGTTATAAGCAATCATGAAACAATTTCACAATCGTTTTTATGGATAAAATAGAATCCACAACCATAAGGATTATTTACACGATAGAATTTTTCATTAAATGGTAAAACTTCTACAATTTCACCTATTTTGTCAGCATACCAATTGCAAGTTCCAATAATGTTATGATATTCCCATTTTCCATCTTTTGCCTTAGAAAATCCATTACCACGTATTTTCCCTTTATATTTTGGTTTCGATTTTAATTTTACTTTAAAAGGTTGAATTGCATCTGATACATCCGACCCAATTTTTATTTTAAGCATGATAAAAAAATAAATGATTAATAAAAAACTACTTATAACAAGCGATGTGCGTTCAGTTACAAAAAACGCGATGTGCGCAAAGCGCCTGAACGTTAGCGGTTACTGCAAATCAGATAACGAAAAGACTATGCCTTGACAATAAAATTCACCATCTTCAATAATATCAAATGTTTCATGCTGAATTTTTGTTTTAAAATGCCATGAATATTTATTACCATTTTCTGCTTGTTTATCCCAAACCGCTTCAATAACATTTTTACATCGTTTGCATTTGTTTTGAATATTATCGTCATCGCTATCAACGTCATCTGCATTTATTATTTTTCCGGTTTTGGTAAAATATATATTACCACCTTCATAATGTCCTTTTTCGTCATCGATAGCACCACGAAATTCTGTTAAATCATCACTTGCGCCAAAAACAACCACTAACCCATATTGTTTAGCAGCCTTTTCTTCTTCATTGGTCATTTCAACATTGTATTCACGACCATTTAATAAATTTGCTAATTCTTTTGTTGTCATTTTTATAAATATTTAATTATTAATAAATTATTATTTGTATTTTTTAGCAACTATTTATAACAGAAAGGAGCTTCAGGATAAGGCGTTAAACCTCTTTTTTCTTTGATAGCATCCCAATAATTATTTAAAATTTCACTATTCCCTTTTTCACAAATAAAATCAGGTACGTGTTTTGCAACTGTTCTTTGTTGAAAGTTTTCAAATGAAGCTCGTAGATTTTTAAATTTATTGCTTGCTAAAACATAGCAATCAATACTATCTGCCCAAAACCATGAACCAAAATAATTATCGTTGTTTTGCACAAAAAAAGCACGAAAAAACGCATTATCGAAAGCGTTGATATTATACCCGACTAAATGAAATTTATCTCTTTTATCAAATTTGTTTACATATTTCGATAGCAATTCGATAAGTTGCGTATATACAATATTCATTTTAGGGTATTCCAAAACTTGCTCCTTGGTAACATTTGAAATTTTCAGGGCATCTTCTTGAATTATTGCGCTTTCGTTCGGGCAAACATGAAAATTGAAACGTTCGGTTATTTGGTTATCAATGATTATCATTCCGGCAATTTGATGTATGCCGTTTTTCCAATACTTTACGCCGGTAGTTTCCAAGTCGTATAAAAATAGCTTTTCCATTGTTTTTTTGATTTAATTACCAAATAACATTCTATTCAAATTGTAAGAAGCATAGTTTGTTTTAGCCCATTCCGAAACTAATGTTCTATGAAAATACACGTTGTGTTTAATATTTTCGACGTCAACTTTTCCGTAACCTTCTTTTTCGAAATACGGAACAATTACATTGGCGATAAAAGCTGTTGAACCAACTGAGCAATTACCAACTTTTATGGAATCATTAAAACAAAACCATTCTTTTTTAATTGCTTCAAGTTTATGTAGTCGTTTTTTCAAAATATCAAGACACAATTCGCTCCTTTTTCTGTCTTGCGAATAAACAACATTTGCGATGTGCCAATCGCTTGCTATCGGAAGAGTTTTGAAACTGTTGGTTAAAATTTCATCGCACAAATTAAAAATATGCGACCTTACATTTAAATTGGCTTCGTTAAAAAAAACTTCATTTTGTTTTTTTAAATCGTTTAAGGTTTTGTATTTGCTTTTTAGCTTTTCAAAACGTTCTAAAATTGTATTTAATCGTTTTAAAATTGCTTTTTTAGATTTTACATCAAGTGTTTTTATTAATTCTTTTACACTAATAAGAAATTCCTTTTTAATTTGATTGACAAATTCGCAAGTAACTAATTTCTTTTGCGTTTCGGCAAAATGATAACCTCTGTAAATGTAGCCTTCAATTATTTTTGGTTTGTGGCGATTATTATCAATATAATGGCACTTGTATAAATGATTTCCAATTTTTTTACCGATAATTGTTAATACACCACCTATAACTTCGAGTTTTCGTGTGAAAGGAAAATATAAAGTATATCCATTATAATCGTTATATGAAACATATCTGCAATAATGAATATCAAAATTTTTATCAATATCTTTTGTTATACGGTCAAACAAATTATCGCGATTGTCTAAAAATTTACTTTTATATTCGGCGGTAATACGAGCGCTAATTTTACTTGAAAGCGCTCTTTCTAAATATTTATTTCGATTATTTAAAAAATAAGAATCATTTCTTTGGCTTCGTATTTTAAGAATTCTTTTTAATTCAAGAATATCGTCTTCAGTCAATTTTGGTTCTTGTCGTTCTAAAATACAACTAAAATGTTCGCGATGTCTTAAATAATGCTTTGTAATAAGCTCATGCAATTGCTTATTTGTGTAATTCCTTTTCATTTTGTGTTGTTTATGGGTTTCTTTTAATTTTCTAACGTTTAACTTTCATGTAGTTTTTTGGGTTTAAAGGATGTCCATCGTCATTATGAATATCGGTATGGCACGAAGCGCAAACAGTAATTAGGCAATGCAAGTAATTCAATTCCTTGCCGCGGATATTTATACCATTCACATAATAAGTTAGGTGATGAATATCTAAATTGGTTTTCGTTGAACAAATTACGCACTTATGACCATCGCGGTTTCTGGTGCGAATTTTGGCTTCATTCCAATTTGTATCTTCTTGCAGCGATTTCATGTATGCCGATGGACGTCCTTTGATTCTCATTAGATTGCTTCCTTTAATTTGTTTGGCGCTACTGCGGTTCCAATGTCAATGGTTTCGGTACGCGATAAATCATTATTACTAACTTCATTTCGGGCTATAATACCGTATAGTTGCCCTTGCTCTATCGTAGGAATATCTTCGGTATAAAACAACTTGCAACGGTTGTTTACAAGCGAGTAATAATAATACTTTTTGTCGTGTGCAATGCGATATGTTTTTTCCGGAACGGTAACAAATTCTTTACGATTTCGGCGAACGGCATAAACCATGTCGCGTACTTCGGTTGTGGCGGCTTGCAACGAAGCTTTTGCATCGGCTACCATGCGCTTTGCCAATTCGGTTACTTCAGCAAGTTTGCTTTCGAGCACCGGAATTTGATTCTCCATAATGGCATTGTAATCGTTGCGAAGTTCTTCACGTTCACTATCATCCATTAATCTTTCAATTTGCAATTTTCGTTCAAGTTGCACGTAATCGAAATTATCTTTTAGTGCATTTCTTATAGCATCTTCATTGCCTGCTAAATCGTCGAACAATTCTTTTGGCATGTCAAATTCATGCTCTTTACTGAAAAATTCAACATTTTCAGGTAAATAATCTTTTTTTCTCATTGTGTGTAAATTTTAATTTAATATTATTTAAGTCAATTAATTTATTCATAATCATTTTCATATCTTTTTCGAAATACTTTCCATCGTTCGTGTTTATTACCTTTTTAACCGAATATAGCACAGTTGCATGGTCAAAACCCAAAAATCTACCTATTTCCGATAAATTTTGATAAAATTGAAAAGAACAATAAAAAAATAAATCGCGACTACGTACCACAGGTGCACAACGTATATGCTGTTTCATAACAGTTGTTTTTATGCCTGTAAGCCCATCAATTGTATAAATTATTTCATCGTACGATAATGCCGTTTTTGTTATTAGCCTTTGAAAATCTTTATGTATTAGCTCTTCATTCATCGAAATATATGTTTAATTTTTATTCAATGGTGTTACTTTCACGCTATCAACTAATTTCATATAGCTTGGGCATTTGTCAGAGTTTGAAACCAATAGTTTATGCAACATATTAACTTTTTCGACCATTGAATACCCACCTTTATTAAATTCTTTTTGTCGAATTTCAGTGTTTCTTTGTTGACAATAAGTTCTAAATGAAGTAATTATTTTAGAAACATCAATACCACCATAAAAATCGCCATATTCTCCTTTTTTAATTTTGTTGAAAACAAGCAATAATTCAGCTATGTTTAAGAAACAAAACTCATCGTAGATGAAACAGGCTATTTCTTTAAGCTGCTCAGCGTTTAACTTTCGTGTTAAATTCAAGGCACTGTTTAAATTTTCCACCCAAATTTCAATATACAATTCAACGCTATCTTGGTCGTACGCACTTTTTATTTCGGATAATTTATAAGCATCACTTTCAAAGGCTTGTAAAGCTGTTTTGATGTGTCTGTATTTTTTAAAACACTCCATAGGGTTTCGTTTTAAACAAAATTCTCCAATAGTTGGGCATATTTTTACCAACCCGGTAATTTTATTAATTGCCGGTAATTTGCTCGTTTGATTTTGCATAAATTCGTTTTGTTAAATCATTTCTAATATGTTCCTTTTCAACATGATTGTTGCGTTTAAGTGGAAATACCCCAATATAACCGCATGTAATACTCTGCTCAATCATTGCGATTGCAGTATCTTCATCATATTTTTTTAAATCTGCAAGCTGATTTTCAATTGATTTTTGCGATTTGTATGGTTTTTTAATTTCGCAACGGTATTCCAACCATCGCTGCCATGTTTTTGCAAATTCACCATTTAATTTCTGTGTTTCTTCTTCTTTTTGTGAAAAGCAATCTTCATTTTTCTCATTGTGTTCTATACCATTTCCACTTCCTATTTCCATTTCCACTTCCACTTCCACTTCCATCGTGGTGTTTTTATCGTGTACACTATGTAAACACATAGTGATTTTATCTATTATTCTTTGAGTTTCTAATAAGTCCTTAGATAGCAAGCTTTTTTGGTATCTTTTGTCGATAATCTGATGGCTTTTGAAGGTGCGTATTACATAATAGCTTTCTTTTTTATATTCAAAAGGTAAAATCATACGGGCTATACTTAAGGCATCTAACCAACTTTTGACTTCATTAACTCTCAAAGAGTCGTCAAATGGAAATATTTTAGATTTTAATACGGCAGGATTTGCACGGAAAACCCCGAAGTCGTCAGCAAAGTTCCATAGAGCGATAAACAATAACCTACAGTCCCTCGAAAGTTTGCCAATCTTTTCGTCTTCCCAAAATTCAGGTTTGATAGTGCGTATTCGTGCCATATTCGCTTTCTCTAATTTTAAAAATGGTTTTTAAGTTTTGGGTGAAGCAGCCCGCCGTCCAGCAAGGCTGCAATGCACCCATAAACAAAATTTAGTTGTAAAATAATTTATTAATTACCGGTAATTTAGTGCGTTTGCTACAAGCTACAATACAATTTGCGCATTGAG